GGTAACTTCAGTTATAGGAGGAGGGTACTTTGGATATAAGTATGTAACATCTGAGCAGTTCAAGGCAAAAATAATGAATCAGGTTATGGGTAATGTAAAAGGAATGATGCCTAATGTACTGGATAATGCATTACCTGATACAACAGGCCCATCTATGTCTCTCCCAAAGATTAAATTATGAACTGTTGGCATTGTCAGACAGAACTGATCTGGGGTGGAGATCATAGCGTTGAAGAACTCAAACCTATACTTGCAGAAGAATATTCTATGGTTACAAATCTCTCTTGTCCTAAATGTGAATCTTATGTAGAGGTTTACTATCCCAATCATGACCAAGATACATCGGATTGAGATACGAGAAGTACATATACCGAAGATTCCTATATGGGAGCTTTACGTTCCAACATTAGATGTTATTTATAAACCAAAAGTAGATATACCAGGTTGTGTAAGAGTACATAGAAACAATCTACCTAGTCTTATTGATAACGATAAAGATGAATATGGAACGTACAGCGAATGTGGTAATTTTATTATCCCGTCCTTTGAACCACTGCAATATAACCCTAATGAATTTACTTACACAGAATCTAAGACTCCTAATAAACAGGAAAAGGAATTTGTAGATTCAAAAGATCAATCAGGACAATATATACCACCAAAAGATAAAAAAGATGTATTTGTAGAATGTCCTGGTAAAAAAGATCAGAGGGTAGGAGATTTTCGTAACGAAAAACGTTTGGAACGTGTCGTAGGCCATGAAAGAAGCGAAGATGGAACTATATGCAC